TGTTGTACCTGAAGCCGTTTTCACAACTATCGGTGGATATAGCGGATACTGAAAAAGACACCTCCTCACCGCGTTTTGCCAAACCTACTTTCTATAATATATCGGTAAATGGGACTGCCGAGGACCCTAACCCTACCGATGGTATTAGTATAAAGGTGCATTGGTCGCGGATTGTGCATATGGCGGATAATAGGCATTCGTCTGATATATTTGGAGTGCCGAGACTACAAACGGTGTATAATTATTTGTTAGATGTCAAGAAAATATTAGGGGGGAGTGGGGAAATGTTTTGGAAGGGCGGGTTTCCTGGGTACTCCTTTGAGGTTAATAATGATGCGGATGGAGCTGATTTAGACCCTGAAAGCATCAAAGAGGAGATGGAGCTTTATTCAAATGGTCTTCAGCGGTATTTAGCTATTTCTGGTGTCTCCGCTAAGTCATTGGCACCACAAGTAGCAGACCCCGAGAATCACATCACCGCCAATGTTAAAGCCATTGCAATGGCTATGGGTATCCCCTATCGTATCTTTTTAGGGACGGAGGAAGCTAAATTGGCCTCCAGCCAAGATAAATCTACTTGGAACACCCGTATCAGAAAACGCCAGGAGGGTTACCTCTCACCTCTGGTTCTTCGACCCTTCATTAGACTCTTAATTGAGGTTGGTATCCTGCCGGAAGTAAAGTTCTTTACTATTGAGTGGCCGGACTTAAATAGTCCTACCGACGAGGATAAGGCTCAGATAGCCAAGTTGAGAACAGAAGCATTGGGAGATTATGTACAGCGGGATGTTTCTATGATTCTTTCACCTAAACAATTCTTACATCAAATTATGGACATGGACATCGAACTGGTTGATAGCATTTTGGCGGAATCCGAAGATGCCCAGGCTCACATAGAAATACCTATGACGGAATCAGAGACTAAACAACTGGAGATGCAAGAGAAGGCAGCCACTCAAAAAGCCCAGGTGATGCAGAAAAAAGAGAAAGCCCCTCCAGGGGGTTCAGCGGCAACAAGACGAAGCGAAGTAAAGGACCCTAAATAATGTTGAGAACGGAAGTTCAAAAGGATATAGCTTTTAAGGAAATGAAATGGGAAAATGGTGTGGGATTTTATCACCATCCAACCCCCTTTCAGTATAATAAGGCTTATTTCAACAAGTATTTGGAATATGACAACACTCCAGTAGGTAGGGCCATCACCAAATTTAGAATAGGGGTGGTTAATAAATTGGTGTCCTATAGGAGAAACACTTCTTTCCTTTTGGATATAGGGAGCGGTACAGGCCATTTCATTAAAACTTTGGAAAAGAAAACAATTATTAAACCAGAAGGGACAGACATCGCGCCGGACGCTTTATATTGGTTACACCAAAACAGCTTCATGGCCTCTAGAGACCGCTACACTATACTCACTTTTTGGGATTCTCTCCAACATCTTAAAGAACCCGATAGGATTCTATCTGAATATAATTCCAAACATGTAGCGGTCTCCATTCCTATCTATGAGGGTAAAGAGGGCCTTAGAAACCACACCAAATTCAAACCCGACCAATATAGATGGTATTTTACAAGGAAGGGATTTATTGAATGGATGAAAGCCCTAAGATATGAGTTGGTGGATGCTTACCAAGATGAAGACCAAAAATACGACCATACTGCAGTACAAACTTTTTCTTTTGCTAGGGCGGAATAATGAATACAGTTTTTAAGGAAGAAATGGTTTTCAAAATCTATGAATTGGCCAAGAATGGGGTAGGTAATGAGGACATTGCTGGTACTATAGGGGTGGACCGCCACACCTTTAATAACTGGTGTTCCAAAAAGAAAATTGTACGGCAAGCAGTAAAACGTGGGAGAGCTATATTCAAAAGTGGTAAAAAAGGCGGTACAAGGACCTTCACGGAATATGTTCATGGGAAACTCCCTTCTCATCTTAATAAAATATGGAATCGCTTGAATCAACAGGATATGGCGGTCACTGGGGTTGAGAAGATGGAAGCTCTGTTATCTAATGAAGGTAGGACCGCTAGACAATCTTTATTTATTCATGCTCTAATATCTTCTAATTTCAGGGTCTCCACTGCTTTGGCTAGGTCTGGTGTCTCTTATAATATGTTGGAACGCTGGAAAGAGGAAGACCCTGATTTTCCAAAGCTAGTTGATTTCTTAAACACCCTGAGAGGTAACTTTTTTGAAGATGCTTTATGCGATGCTGTTGCGGACGGAGATACCGCGGCTACTATCTTTGCAAATAGAACCTTTAATAGGGAAAGAGGGTACAACGATAAATTAATAGATATCAAGAAAACAGTACATCAGCTTAATGAGCATGTTGTAAAGATAGCTGATTTAGGTCTTTCTATTGATGAGAAAAGGGCTCTCCTTGCCGAGGTTCGCAAAACCAAACAATTGGGGGGTCAAGTTAGCAACTTAGAACCGCATACAATTCCAAAGGAGGTGGCGGATGCCAGCTAATGTAATGAGAATGGACCCTACCCGTACTACTACCATTCGTAGAAAGATTGAGGTAGATTTTCAAAGAAGATATAAAGACTTAGCTAGGGCTTTTAAGACTTATCTTCTGACAGACTTTATTCAAATGAAGCTGGCTTTACTCCCCTCCGAACAAATTTTACTTAGAACCAACGAATGGATGGATTCTAAATTCAATGAAGTTTTTGATTACGAAAATGGGGATTTATCGGATTTTATTATGGAATCCTATATAAAAGGAGCTAATAGGTCCTATTCCTTGATGAAGAATCCTACAACCTTTCCTTCTAAGGCTATAGCACTAGGAGCGGCAGCGGAGTTCATTAGGAGAATTACAACTGCTCCGGAATCTAGGTCAAATCTTGGTTTAATTCGAATAAATGCGGTTTCCCAATACAAAATGCTTAATATGCAGTTAAATCAGTCCATCAGTAGAATAGTAGCAGAAGGCCTTCTTTCCGGAGCTACCACGACGGAGATGGCCTCGAAAATTAGCGAAACTATAAATAGCATTAACAAAACCCGTGCAAGGCTGATAGCCCGCACGGAAACAATAAGGGCTCACGCCGAAGGTCAATTGGATGCTTATGAGGCGTTGGGTTTGCAAAATGTAGGGGTGATGGCGGAATGGTCTGCTGCGGCGGATGCCTGCCCAAAGTGTGCGCCAATGGATGGTGCAATTTTTACATTAGCGGAAGCGCACGGATTAATACCGCTTCACCCCAATTGTAGATGCTTATGGTTACCCGTTCAAAACCCTAAAAAAATCTAGCGAATTTCTTCTTGTTGTCGGATAATATTATAAGAGGATAATTTACTATTTTTTAAGGAAGTAAGAAATGGAAAACACAAAGGAAATTCAAGGGGTTGAATGGGATTACACCAGTGGCATTAGGGTGCGTAAAACTGAGCCGTGGGTTAAGTTGGTGAGATATGGTAGGAACAATCCTTATTTATTATTTTCCTCCGGAGCTCTACACTTAATTCTAGGAAATGCGCAAGACGGTTCCGTCAAGGTGGGATTGCAAGGAAAGGACCTTTATATTCAACCTTGTTCTCCCGAGGATCAAGGGGCTCGGTATCTTGCCAAATCTTCCAAAACTAGTAAGAAGGGAACTGTAAAGTTTTTGGCTCGATGGTTGGGGGCTAAATTGAAGATGAATGGTGAGGAATATTATCAGGGAGAAGTTATAACCCTTTCCCGAGATATGTTTGTGGCAGAAATGAAAAGTTATTTTAAACAGAAAAAACAAAACTCATAGTTTTTTTCCTTTTTTACGCATCAGCCCGTGAGTGTGCGCAGATAGAAACCGTGGGCCTATAGAAAGAATAAAGAGATAAGATTTCTCCCTTCCTAACAGGGGCAAGGATGCTAAAGTTCTTCCCCTGTTTTTTGAAAATTGAATAATGCGGCGGTGACGAAAGTCAAATAGCGTGATTGCAGGAACAAAATGGCGGATTGAGCACCCGATAGCACGTGTCCGTTTGCGAGTTCGGAAATCCTGCCCGCCGCACCTTTTAGCGGAACAACCAGTAGTGGTGCTGGGCTGGTCTCATAAGCCAGAATAGTTTAGGTTCGACTCCTAATTCCGCCATTTGAAAGGATTAAAATTTATGAAACTTAAAGAGGTATTATTTGTTTGTTCGGCTTGTTGGTTAGGTTTTATCGTAGGTGATTTAGCATACCACGATTTCAACACTCATCAAACAGAAAGGATACCATTTCCACATGAAATTCAACAGATGCTACGAGAGGAAGGTTATGATTTAGCCGTAGATGGAGAAATAGGACCGGAAACAATGCGATGCTGGAATGACTACGTTAATAAATGCACTGAGCAAATGGCCAATGAATTAACAAAACAAGAAATGGAACAATGAGTGAGGAAGTCTGTGAAGTTAGAAATTGCAGGAATTCAGTGAGCATCACTTATTCCGCCACTTCTTCTAGAAGTCGTCGAGGGGTTTGTTCCAAACATTGGGGGAGACATTCGAAACTGGAAAAACTCCGCCCACTTAAAAACGACCATGTCTATAAAAAAATTAAGATTTTTTAATTTTTCTCTTGAAATGATTTAGGCATCTTTCTATTTTAATACTAACATACTAGTATTAGTAGAAAGGATGTCAGATGACTGAGAAGTTACGACACTTCACAATAAACCTTACTCCCGTAGTAAGACATGACCAAATGGAAGGAAAGGACTACCTGGTAGTTCCTATGGTTATGTTAACGGAAGGAGTTCACCAAGGTACATCTGGTCCTCTTTATTACCCTAAGGACGAGCTTTCAAAAATTCCTGCGATATGGAACCACAAGCCTGTAGTAGTATACCATCCTCAAATCAACGGTCAAGGGGTTTCCGCCTGTGACCCTGATATTTTAACTACCTATAAAATAGGGGTTATTATGAATACGGTCTACGAAAATGGTAAACTTAAAGCGGAAGCCTGGTTGGACCCTGATAGGGTGTCTGTCGTAGATGAACGGGTCATGAAAGCCATTGAGGATAACGTCATGATGGAATTGTCCACTGGGTTGTTTACCGACCTAAGAGACGAAGAGGGAGATTGGAATGATGAACATTATAATGCGGTAGCTATTAATTACCGCCCAGACCATTTAGCAATTCTTCCAGACCAAATTGGAGCTTGTAGTTTAGCGGATGGGGCGGGTTTCCTAAGGATGAATTCAGAAACTAAAACAGTTAGTTTTGATTGTTCCTCTTTTTCCCCTCAAGCCTACAACTACATGACCGATAATACTTCCGTATATGGGGAGGCCTGGAATCACTGGTCTGGAGTTTTTATTAAGAATGAGCTAGCTCATGGGGAGATTCGAGAAAAACTTCGTGCTTTGCTTGATAAAGGGACGGAGTGGGTGTACATTGAAGACGTTTTCGATGATTACTTCATTTATGAAAAGGATGAAATCCTTTATAAACAAGGGTATTCTATTGAGAATGACAGCGTATCTCTTTCAGGCCTATCTATGCAGGTTACGAAAGTGGTGGAATATAAAGAACAAGTTATCGTTAATTCGCGAAAGGTCAAAACGATGGACAAGAAAAAATTTGTCGCCGACCTTATTGCCAACGAGTCCACTCAGTGGGAAGAAGCTGATACAGAAACTTTGATGGCTATGGATGAGAAAGTCTTGGAAAAGATGACTCCTGTAGCTAATGAAGTGACTGAAGAAGAAACTCCCACCGAGGAAACAACCGAGGAAACTTCGGTAGTTGACAACAAGGAAAAGAAGGAACTGACGGTCAATGAGTATATTGCCCAGGCTCCTGAAGGTCTTCGAGATGTTCTTCGGAACGGATTGGATACCTACAACGCTGAAAAGCAGACGCTTATCAGCAAACTCACAGCGAACAAGAAGTGCCTCTTCACCAAAGAGCAGTTGTCCAAGAAAGACAACAAAGAGCTCAAGGCGTTGGTAACCCTTGCTGCTGGTGAGAAAAAAGAAGTGAAACCTGATTATTCGGGTAACGCTGACCCCGTAGATAATACGGACCACACCGAGGAACCTTTGCCGGCTCCTGCAATGTCTTTTGGCGAATAAGTCAAAAAAAAGAAAAGTAATCGTAACGTCATTGATTTCGAAAGGAAATAGAAATGGCAATTAAAAGAATTCACTGCAAGGGTGATTATCGTCAAGAGGAAGGCGTAGCAGTTGCTGCTCTTTCCCCTGGCCACCTGATTGAGTTGGCTCCGACTGGAGTACAGAAGCAGTCTGATGACGACGCTTTTGCAGAAGCAGCCTTCGCTGTGGAAGATGCGCTCCAGGGTGGAATTGTTGGCACCGCGTACGATGCAGGTGACATAGTCACTTACATTCTGCCTGTGAAGGGTGCCGTTGTAAATGCTATGCTCACCGCTGGCAAAGCTTATACCATTGGTATGATTCTTTGTCCCGCCGGAGATGGCACGTTGGAAGACCAGGCTGATGCCTCTTCCCCTAACCAAGCTATTGCTGTCTGTGAAGCGGCTTTGGATTTGAGTGCCTCTGGTGCAGTCGATACCCTGAGCCCCGTCCGTATCATCTAGTAAGGTGACGGTAAATTGAAATGTAATAAAGAATTATTTCGAAAGGAATACCGAGATGAATGATTTCATTCTCAATGGTCAAGCTCACGGTAGCATTGCCAGTATTCTGATGAGCAATGGTTTCGATTCCCGAACCCTCCGACCCTATATCGGGGATGACGGTCGTCACTATATTACTCAGAATGTGAACGGCAAAGACCAAGCCGTTCTTTGTGGCAATGCAACTGCTACTCTTCGTAAGGATGAGTGGAAAACTCTGGACCAGGCTGTTATTGCAGCGGCCAAGCCCAGATTGAAGGCAGTAGCTGATTTGCGTAGCTCTGGGTTGACCTACAGTGTCCCCAATGCTATGGGCAAAACAATACTGGAAACTGAAACCCAAAGTGATATCAATGATGCAGATGTTTCTATGGATGGCCTCCGGCAGGGAGCTAACGATAGACCTCTGTATGAATTGACTAGCTTACCTCTGCCGATTATCCACAAGGACTTCTCCTTCAGTGCTCGCCAGATTGCTACCAGCCGTAATGGTGGGTCGCCTCTGGATACCACTATGGCAGCCCTGGCAGGTCGTAAGGTAGCCGAGACTATCGAAAAGATGCTAATTGGTACGTACGGCACTTATGCGTACGGTGGCGGAACCATTTATGGTTACACCAACTACACCAATCGTCTCACCAAGGTCATCACTTCTCCTGATGCTTCTGGTTGGACTCCGGCTACTCTGGTTACGGAACTCCTGGCCATGAAACAGCAGCTCAAGAACGTGTACCATTATGGTCCATATCGCGTGTACTTCGGTTCCGGTTGGGACCAATACCTCGGTGAGGATTATAAAGCAGGTACCGACAAGAGCCTGATGAAGCGGCTTGAGGAAATCAGCGACATCACTTCGCTCTCGACCCTGGATTATCTGTCGGGTACCGGATACCTTTTCGATATCATCATGGTTCAACAGACCTCTGATGTTATTCGTGAGGTGATTGGAATGGACATTACTACCATGCAGTGGGAAACTCAAGGTGGCCTGATGCAGAATTTCAAAGTAATGGCCATCATGGTTCCTCAGATTCGCTGCGACCAGAACCTGAATTGCGGTTTGCTTCACGCTGGTCCTGTATAAGCAGGTATCAGTCATTAGCTGAGTGTAAGATATAATCTGAATGGAAAGGACAAGCCAATGCTTTTTAAGGTAAAAGGCGGTAGACATATTGATGAAAACAATAAGGTCTATTTTCAAGGCGATACGGTGGAATCGAACTCCAACCTATGCGACCTTTTTGTAAATAAGTTCGAACGGGATTTGCAGGCAGAGATAGATGCAGGCAAGGCAACTATCTCTGCTTCTGCCCCTAAATCTGATTCCTCTGAAAAGGGGACTAAGGTTGTGAACGTCGCAAAAAAGGATAGCAAAGCGGTAGAGGATGTTTCCTCTGATTTCCCTGAAGCTGAACCCAACAACATCAAGGTAGTCAAGAATTCAAAAGGTTACTGGGTCATCGACCAGGATAATGGCAACAAAAAACCTTCTAACAAAAAAGCGTTAGAGCTCGAGGACGTAGTACCCTTCATTGACTCCTTGCTAGTTTAGGAGTAATCATGGAGGTTGTAGTACCAAAACCTATTTGGTCGAGCATGGATGTGTACATTATAGGCGGTGGTCCCTCTTTGAAAGATTTTAATTGGAATCTTTTAATAGGAAAGAAAACCATTGGGTGTAATGACGCGTACCAGTTGGGTTATGATGTTTGTAAAGTATGCATCTTCGGGGACGCGAAGTGGTATCAAAATCATAAAGAGAGCTTGGCTTCATATAAAGGAATAGTATATGGAGCCGAGCCTGCTCTTGTCAACAAGGCGGTGGACCCTCGTATTAAGCTCCTGAAACGATATGCCAAAGGTATTTGTACTGATGGGGTAGGATGGAATGGTAACACGGGATTTACCGCTATTAATTTAGCTATTCTATTGGGGGCTTCTCGCATTTTCCTATTAGGGTTTGATATGAAAAGGACCTTGGAGGACAGTAATTGGCATCCTAATAATTTAGATAAAAACCCTCCTGCGGTTTATAAGAAATTCATAGAATGGTCCAAGTATATAAAACAGGACTGGCAAAACAAATTTCCTCATGTGGAAATAGTAAATATAACGGATGATAGTGCTTTAGATATATTTCCTAAAGTAGGCACGGATGAGTTTTGGTTAAGGAAAAAAATAGCATGAACTTTTATCCCTTAGAAATTAAGTTTCGTAATGCTTCTGGTGAATGGGGTTCGTTGGCTGAGCAAGCTATTAAAATAGTATCTCCAAATCGAATTCATGTTGAAGGCAAATTTCCAGACCATTTACCAGAAGCTTATAAACATTTAGAGGGGAAAAGTTTTTCTTCCTCTTCAGCTAAAGAGGGTATTCACGGTGGTAATGGGGTTCGTATTAAAGCTATTCAATATTCTCATCCAGAACGATGGACAACTTATATTTTGTGGATAACAAAAGAAGAACTCGAAGACATATTGTTTGATTGTGAGTGCTTGGCAGCGACTGGACAGGGTTATGATTTTCGTGGGGCAGCTGGTTGTGCTGTAACTGGAAAAGAAAATCCATGGTTGTGGTTTTGTTCTGAAGTTGTTTTTGACCGGATTGTCACTAAATGGTTTCCTGCTCGATTGAATTATAAGATGCACCCTGATAAATTAGAGCAGCTGGTAATCATTTTAGAAGCCAAGTTGTTAGAAAGGAAGTTTAAAGTTGAAGGTGTTTAGTTATTCGACCATTTTGTTTATTTTGTTTTTTAGTGGATGCATTGCTAAGAATGCCGAGAAAATGGAATGGTATCCAAATGGGGAGATAAAGAGTCAGACTCGTACTGGAGTGTTAGGTATTGGGTATTGGTTTGGTAGTGATGATTATTTTTTAATTTCTGAACCGAATAGTTTTCAGGTTGGTATTGTGGGGGATTGGAATAAAACCGACCCTAATAGTATCAAAGCAATTGGTTCCGTTGGCGGTAATATAATGGGGACTGTGGCAAAAGAAGTTTTTACTCCTTAAAGGATTTTAAAATGGCTATACGTACTACAGATGAAGCGGTGGAAGCTATTATTGAGGTGGATGAGGCAATCAGTCTAACACCCTTTATAGAGGCTGCTAGTCAAATTGTTACTAAGGTATGTACAAATACTGGGTACGATGCCACGGACTTAGAACTCATAGAACGATGGCTTTCCGCTCATTTTTATGCCATACGAGACCCTCGATACTTAGTTGAAAGGGCAGGGAGTGTATTAGCCGAGTATCAGAATAAAGTGGATTTGGGATTTGATGTTACCACTTATGGTCAACAGGCTATGAGATTGGCTTTTTACGGAGAGTTGGGTAGATTAAACTATCAAATCAAGACCGGTAAAAAACAAGTCATTAGTGTATCTTGGGTAGGTAAGCTTCGTTCCGAAGATATTGATATGGAAGACCAAGTAACGAGTAGCTAATGAGTATAATTTCAAAAATGCGAAAACAAAGCGCTATTTTTTGGTCCAGAAGTGGAACAGATGGATATGGCAGACCTACTTGGAACTCTCCAGTTCAGATAGAGTGTAGGTGGGAAGATTTGGCTGAGGAGTATATTAATTATCGAGGTACCAGAGAAGTGAGTAAATCTACGGTATATGTGGATAGAGTGATGGACCCTGGTGGTTATCTGAAGTTGGGTTCTCTGGATAGCGGTATTTCCAATGACCCTACTGAGGAAGATGATGCTTGGGAAATTAAAAGTTTTAGGCAAGTGCCTAACCTAAAAGCGACGGAAACCCTTTTGAGTTGCATGTTGTAATGATTATAGCTTTAGAGCCCATTAAAGGTATCGAAAAAGTGGTTACTAATATGAAGTATACTACGGGAGCTACTACTGTCAAATTTGCGAGCAATATGTTTCAAGCTGGAAAGTTTTTGCAAAAGACTAGTGAAGAATTGGTACCTGTAGATACGGGGAAATTAAAGGATTCCGCTTACACTCATTTATTTAAGGACGGATGGTTTACCAATGTGGTAGTAGGTTATGCTATAGAGTACGCCGCTTATGTTCATGAAGATTTAAATAAGGCCCATGGCGATAGATTTAATATAGAGCATGCGAGCGAAATAGCCGAAGGTAAAAGTGGATTTAAAATGAAAAGACCCGACGAGCAAGCTAAATTCTTAGAAAGACCGGCAAGGGAACATACCGCCACTATATTGGCTATAGTGATGAGAGGGTTGTAAAATGAAAATGAAAATGACATAAGAGGATTTGTACGATGACACATGGAAACGAACTTATTGAAGTAACAGCAATTGATGGTACTAATGTACAAATTACAATAGCAGATTGGACAAAAATTGTAATTGATAGGGCTTTGGCCAGACATAAGATTGAATGTCCGGTTGAAAAATATAGAGAAGAAAGGACAGGTCTTTTGAAGAATGTGGATAACGACCTCATTCAGTTAGATAAACGGTTGTTAGAAATGGAACTGAAATTGAAAATAGTTCAGTGGTTAATCGTTCCATTTTATGTAGCCATGGCGGGTTGGTTTGTGAGTCATTTTACTACTGTTTTTGATAAGGTGGCTCCGTAAATTAAGAACAGCCTTTTTAAGAATTATAGCAGGTAGAATATAGTGAATATATTTCCAGTCTTACCACAGGATTTAAGAACGACGGCCAGCCCGACCTTTGCAGGCTTAACTGTTACAGGAAACGCGACTGCATTGACGTTTAACTCCGTCTATGTGAAGACCGTGGCAGACGGGAATTATTCATTTGGCTCATCGGGAACTATGGATGCTATCAGTGGTGCGTCTGACAACATGTGCTTCGGCATCGATTCAGGCACAGATATTACCTCAAGTTCAGGAAATATTGGGATAGGCAAAGAAACACTATTCAATTTGTCGTCTGGCACGGGTCGTAATGTAGCAATCGGATTTCACGCACAAAGAGGTAAGTACACAGGAACAGTTGACCATGCGTATTGTGTATCTATTGGTTATCAGGCAGGTTATAATTTATTATCGGGTGATTATAATAATTTTATTGGGTTCCAAGCGGGTTACTCTGTAGAAGACGGAGCACTAAATACTTTTATTGGCGATTTATCTGGCCGCTTCTGCA